GTTGTTGTACCTCCCACGAAGGCATCCACCGCCAAACTCCTCATTACCAGCAGCATTAGTGGTGCGCTCACGAGCAAGAGCATTTTCCTCAGCATACTGCCGAAGAACGTGGCGGGCATTCCCACCTAATGAAGGTCCTTCTATTAAGGGCATAATTAGTTATAGAAAGCGAAAACGTTACCACCGACAGGAGTTACAGATTCTATTGTCCTACCGTCATTGGCACGGATAATCATCCCCGTAAAGCAACTTATCCCCGATAGATTTAACCCCGTAGGAGCTGCCGAAAGCAGATTGTTCGAGGCACTATCAGTCAAAGTGCTGAACGAACAAGAGGCGTTAATCATAAGGGCGGTATAGGTCTTTCCCGTAACCGCACCCGTAACTACCTCCATTTTAGAGCCTAAACTCGATGTAGCACCGCTATTGGCTACATAGATGTTCAAAGAAGCTAAGAATGCGGAGATAGTCGTGCCTATCGCCACAAGGTCGGTAGCACTAATGACTAACGTTATCTGCCCATCTTGGTAAATCCTCAATATAACTTCACCCGTAGTCGGGTCATCGAGGTTACATATGATGTTCTTGTAGTTTACATAGAAAACTCTACCATCGGCATACGTTAGTATGAGCTGGGTAGTCCCGAAGGAGAATGCGGTTAATGCGGGTAATGCTGGCATTTTATTTCAATTTATGGTGCTAAATTACTACAATTTGAATTATCGGTTTATAGAGCCAATAAGCAAGTTGAACTATTATTCATCTGGGTCGATTGGATTGGGTGGCGGAGGCGGCGGAGGAGGTGAAGTGGGTGGTGGGCAAGGGTCGGCATTCGACAGACACTTCGCATCAATGCGGACAATAACATCCATATCTACCGCTATGATGTAATTACCCGTGTCCCAGGAAATAGACGCACCCTCGAACTCGGAGGAAAGAACAGTGGCAATATCGTAGTCAATACCACGAACATCGACATCAACGAAAACAGCACCCACCGCCTGAGCAAGAGCAGGGTACAAGCCCCCAACCTTAGCCCTAATCAACTCCCCCATCTCGAAGTTTCTATACCCCTTCCTCTTGCCAATAATTACAAGCATAAGCGGTTGCCTAATCGACACGAGGTCTTGGCAGCCTATGAACATATCCTCATCAATCTGCTCGGAGGAATCCTTTCCCGACATACGGATGTAGGCTATCCCCTCACTCCATTCATAACTATCAATAACGTGTCGATATTCACCATTTGAACAGTAAATAGAGGGGATTAAAGCCTCCCCATCGGGGATTATCTCCGCAAAGCCGTAGTGTCTGGCTACTCCGTACTCCCGAAGCCTATCCAAGATGCCGTTTATTACTGATAGTATCATATTAGCGAAGGTAATTGAAATAGTCAGTGTTCTCTAATTCCCATTTGGTTTTTTGGAAGTTGAGCTGAATAAAACGCCTATTGAAGTGCCCTATAAACATATGCTGCTCTTGTAAAGAATGCTCTATAAACGCAGACTTGTACTGTTTCATCAATTTAATTACCTTGTTAGTATTTGTCTTTCCCTTTGGAATTTTCGGAGTATCCCAACTGGGGTTTGAAATTGTGGAATTATCTATTACAACCGCCCTTCTCTTGTTGCCCTTATAGCCTCTTGATGTTTTAGGCATTTGGATAAAATTCCTTTTTAGCTCGCCAGTATAAGTTAAATTAACCCTGTCGTTTTTTAATCCTTGGATGGCTTTTAGCTGTTTATAGCCCTTTAATGTCATATAAGCTAATGTCCTGCCTTTTTCAAAGAAATATCCCGTAGGCTTAAACTTATTATAGTTCTTGGGCAGAAAGTTCCATCTAAAAAAGTTAGTTTCTCGACTGCTGTATGTGCCCAATGGGCTTAACTTATTGTTTAATCCGTGTTCAAAAATCCTCGACACATAAAACGAATGAGTCGTCTTAGATGCCGCTTCCAATGCAATTTCGGCAGCATCATCAATATACCTTACCTGAGATTCAAGGGCTACGATAAAATCGTATAGAGTCATCCTGCTCATGGTATTCGGCTAACTTGTCTAACCCTCTGCCTACAAGCAAAACACCCCGTGTCGGGCATATAAGCCTGCTCAAAATACCTCGACATATAGGCATCGTATTGCTGCTGGTAGTATTCTACAAGCTGCCCATTGCGCTCCCGATTGAACGAGATGATGCCATTCAGCCTCTTAGAGAACTCCATTTCCTTCATAATGAGCATACCCGCCTTGTAGAGCAATGGATAGCCTAACTGACCGATATGAGCGCATAGAAGGCTCTCAAAGGAACAGGCTACCTGGTACTCGATGGAAAGCCCACCTGTCCAAGAACCCCCCGATATATTCTGCTCAATAACCGCACCCGAAGTAGGAAACTCCAATGTGCGCTCTAAGACATTATTCTGCCACCTTGAACCACGAGAGCATCCGCCACAGCCATAGACAGGGTAAAGACCTGTTTGGTAGGAGGGAACACCAGTGGCATCGTAAAGGAAGGCAAGGTTAAGCAACTGCCCATTGCTCGTGAACTTCTTATTCACCACAACCCTCGATGGAGTTCCTGCGGTTGTTTGAACGGGTATCGTTTCTAAAACAGTTCCCGTAATTAGGTCATAGACAAAGACATTAACCGCCCCCGTGAAGTTCACCAATAGGTTAACTGCGGTTAAGGTAACGGCTATGTAGTCAGCCTGCCTATATCTTACGCCTATGCCCCTAAAAACTGCACCCTGAGGCAAACTTTGTAGGCTCTGAGGCCAAAACCCGACCTGCCCATCCCAACTGCTCGTGGTGTAGTTCCAACGATTGTAGAGGTAGGCAAGGCTTTCTGCCTGAATCATATTGGCAGCCTGGTCAATCTTGCGTTCAATAAGGGTGAAGGCGGTTCTATCCTCTTCGTTAACCCCTGAATCGAGGTCACGCATAGATATTCCCGTGAGGTCGTTAATATACAACCCGCTTGAAGGCGTTACATCAGGGTCGCACAAACCCCGTACACCGATTACGTTATTCCAGCAACTCATACGACAAAGTTAGTAATAAAAAAGGGGATGCTTTCGCACCCCCTTACCCAAACACACACACCAAATCAAGGGTTTTGAATCTTACCCTCGAAGATGTAGTTAACACCATCAAGGTCATCTCCCGTGAAGAACATATCATCAGGCATAGTCACATACTGATAAGCCAAGCCTAAGAAGAACTTCCACTGGTTACAGTTAAGTTCAGCGTAGTAATCGAACTCCAAGCCTGTTTCAGGGTCTACAATAGTACCCTTTTTGATAGCCTGGTCGTCAATCACACGGATGCCGTTAGCACCTTTGAAGGCATTGTAACGAATCATCTGAACAGCACCTGGTGCCATAAAGGCGAAGTGTGAAGGACTAAATGTAGACTCTGCTCTTGGCTCGAAGAAGTAGTAGCTCTGAGCATCGGAAGCCATCATGGCTTGGAGGTCTACGTTAATGGTAGCGCAACAGCTTGAACGAAGGGCGGTCATGTACTTGTGTACCAACTCCCCACCTATGATGATAGGTCTGTCCCATCCCTCTGCCAACTGATATTGGTAGAATACATCAGACATAAAATCATCGAGGTACGTTCCAACAACAGAACCCACTGCAGTGTTCTTAGTTGCGGTAGTCAAAAGATTGCCACCCGAAACGGTAGAGCCTGCATTAGCAGCGAAGTTACCGAAGTTAGCACCGATGAAGGTAACAGCCTCGTTGTTCATAAAACGCTTGATAGCCTGCATATGCATAGCCAACTGGCGAGCAACGTAGTTTTCATCACGCTCACAACGTGGGGCAAGGTCATCCAAGTTGAAAGACCACTTGCGTGAAGCACCATCCGTTGGGTCGATGTTATACAACTTAGATGTTTCTCCGTAAACAGAGCCAGCAGTACAATCGAGTTCAGCAGAAGAAGTCGTACCCGTGTCGGTCATACGAGGCTGATAGACAACCTCAACGGCACGATAGTGGCCATTCTTGGTGTCTATTTGGTTTTGCAGGATACCCTGCTCATTGATAGGTGAAGTTACAGCCCGCAACGTATTGATGTGGCCTGGAAACATTTGAGGGTCGCCCTTGAAGAAGCCATCCTCGAGCCTGCCTTGAATGTCGGGGCAGGAGATAAAATCAGGAAATCCGTAAGACATTTTGGTTAGAATTAAAAAAGGTTTTTGGAAGTCTTTATCTGCCTACCCCTTCGGCACGTTTGGCTTTTTCTGTCTGCCAGACACAGCGTGTCGTGTTATTCCTTGCTCAAAGCCTCTCTGTGTCCATCGAGGCGTGGATGAGCATATCTCATCGGTCTGTCGGGCGAAGGCATCCTTACCTGAACCGTTTTGGTTTGAGAGCCAGCTTCTCCAGCTTTCTTAACCAACCCTGCCTTCTCAGCCTCTAAACGATAAAGCTCCTCAGCCGTTAAGTACCCAGTACCCTTATCGTTCTTAATCTGATTTCCCGCCTTGTCCGTTACAATTAACTTATCATCGGACAGTGCAAAGATATACTTTTCTTTAATATCCATTTCAAAGCCCTTACGAGCATATTGGTTGGCAGTATCGCTCCAAGAGATGGAGTTCTTCACCTTCTCAACGTTCATCGAAATGACATACTCCTGAAACTTAGCCGAAGAAGATTGCTCTGTTTCTTCAAGTTTTTTGGTCAGTGAACTTGACAATTCCTCCTGCTCCTTAGACCTCCTACGAGCCTCCGCCAACTGCTCACGGATTTCATTCAGCTCTTCGGTAGAACCTGCGCTCTTAGCCTGTGCCTGCAACTGCTCAATGGTAGCCTTGTTCTTGGATTCAGCTAACTCAAATAGCTCGGAAAGCTTCTTGCCCTTCACCTCATCCTCTGAAAGCCCAAATGAACGCTTAAACTTAGTTTCCAAAGCACCGAGTGTCTTGCCCGTTACCCTGTTCTTAATGTCCTCGTCATCGGCAGCGACCTCACGGCTTACATACTTCTTAGACAATAAGTCCTTGAACTCATCAAGGCTTTCAAACTCCTGCTCTTTGTCAAAGAGCCATTTCGACATTTCTTTGTGGTCAATAGCCATTACTCTTCAGTTTTAGGTTTTCTTGTTCTCTTAGGCTTCTCCTCCTCAATCAACTCATCAGCAGTTTCAACATCCGTTTCCTGAATAGGCTCTTCGGGCAATTCAGGGACTTCGGGAAGCTCCGATGTGTCATTCGTAGGGGCAGTCAGTATTTTAGCCTTACGAGGCTCATCAGATGTTGGTGCAGGAACGATAGGGCCGTTGAAAGCCTCATCATCAATGCGGATGTTGTACTTCTTCAAAAACGCCTCATTCCGAGCCGTAGCCTCACTTATCCAAATGATGCTACCCTTGCTGTACGCACGAATTTTGTTTGCCATATTTTTTGGGGTTAATTGGTTTCATTTTTAATAGGTACTAACCAGTGTCTACATCTATAACCGCCTAAATAGTAGAAAATGGTTTGAGCATTTGTGCCAGGCATTCTGCCCCTCCAATCGGGTAAGTCAGCCCATGCCTCTATCTGTTCAGTAGTATAGTTGTTGCCGTTTCTTTCAATGCAAAAAGGTCTTGAATCGGCAATAAGGCCGCCTTCATATCTAAAATTGTCGTACCCCAATGCCGTGTATATCATCATAGCATAGGAGCGAACAACCGATGAGAACATAATGTCTACTTTGGTATTCAATAGAGATGAAACTACGCCTAATTTAGACTGAGTGCCGACTATTAACTCTTCAAGAGCATCCTCAATAAGCGTTCTTGAAGCCCCTGCGACCATCATAAATGTAAAGGTGTTCAGTATCTCTGAGGTTATTTCGGAAGAAACTTCTCCCAAAGACTCAACAATGGTTTCCTCAATGGAAGTTTGCCCTTCGTTTATCTCCTCTCTTGTAGTCTTAGATATTGAACGGGTGTTTAGGGTGCTGTCAATAAAGCCCTTCATAAACTCGACTCGCTGAATGAAATATGCGGTTAACTCAGAAAGCCCCGCATTGTCAGCCAATTCCTTTATTTTTGAGCGAAGAGTGGCAAGTTTAGCAAAGTTCTCCTCCGATTGGTCTATATCACCATCTGTATAGGAAAATGTAGACAGAAGCACCAAAATGGCTTCAAATAAATCGTTCTCAGTCTGCTGGTTCTTGGTCGCCACTTCCTTCGGCAGGGAGTCCAGTTCTTGAATTATTCTTTCGTAGTCCATTAGTTGTGAATAAGTTTGGCAAAGTTAATCCTTTTTCCTTCGGAACGAGTGATTTTGCCACCTCCTCTATCTTTTTCTTTTGCTCTAAGTATTCTAAATTAAGGAATCCCTCATCCTCATAGACTAAATCACGGATGATAGACTCCACCTTAAAGTGCATAATAGCCTCCCACTTCTCGATAATGTTGCCTGCGGCTAACATCATCACCTCCTTAGCATCTAAGTTGAAGTACGGGTCAACCTTAACCGATAGCTTCATAATCGCACTCTTAACCTCCTCAATAGGGAATCGAGTGTCCAAATACTGCTGAGCCAACATAGCCCTCGAAAACGATGGGGCATTCTTAATCTCGGTAGTCAGCTCCGCATCAGTCCTCATCTCAAAGTTCTGAGGGTAACGCATAGCAGGCTGCTGCCAAGAATCGCCATAGCGCATCCTGCCAATCATATTGATAGCAAACTGAAAGTCGGAGAATACAACACCCGAAAAGCTCAACAAGAAGCTATACAACTCCTCCCTGTCAATAGCCTTGCCCGTAGCCGTTTCCCTGCCCGAAATCTTCTCGTTGTTCATCACATCAATACTCAAAAGCTCGAAAGCCATCTGAATATTGGTAATGACTTGCTTGTTCAAGAAGTCTAAGATTTCGTGCTTAACATCAATGAAGCCCGCAGGTGGTATCTGAATCTTAGTTTCGGTTTCAGTAGTAAACCTATTCGGTGCTTGAACCTGATAGACCGATAGTGGACCAAACATCCTACGAGTTCCCGTTCCACCACAATTTGAGCAGGCAATGGCAACCTTATCTTCAAAGCCTAACGCCTCTTCAACCTGCCCCGTTCCATTACACTTATCGCACTCATCAACATACTCCCACTTCTGCAAGAAAGCATGAGAAAACTTACTCATCTGTAAAGTCGAGAAGTCATTAACAGCCTGGTCTAATGCAGGGATAGCAGGGGTGTAGAACGAATGGTAGTAGTAATCCCCATCATCCTGAACTGAAATACCTCCAAGCCTCACGCAAGGTAGGACACCCATATTGTGGCGGTAGTATAACTCAATGTCGAAAGTGTAATCGCTCTTTTTGCCTATCTGAGTGGCTATCAAGATTTCATTCTTATCGAAGATGTAGAACACAAGTCCATCCTCCACCTCTTTCTCCTTAGTCCCCAAGTGAACCTTAGAGCTATGCTCCGCACGGATTATGGCGTATTCCTCATCCTTCCATCCCCATACTTTCTTACTCTTAAAGCAATATGCCGTAGGCTTCACTTCAACAGTGTCGTTGAATGTTCCATCGTCAAAGTATTCCAACCCTACTGGCATAATGCCTAAAACGGCATTGGGGTCTGTCAGCGTAACGAAGGTTACTATCTGCTGAAAGTAGGTTTCAATACTGCCAAAGCGAGGGTAGTCCTCATTAAAATACCGCTCCTGCTCAATATTGCCGAAACGGATTTCGTAGTTCTGCCTGTTCCAAACTCTGCCAGCAACATTTACCGCCTTATGGAAGTAGGGAACGGTAATCGGTCTGTAAATCTGCTTGCGGTAGTTAAACTCGTGGGGAAGCTCATTCGGAGCTTTCTCTTTGAGTAGCTTCTCAGGGAAGGCATCGTAGTCGGAATGCACCTTCAACCGAGCAGCCATATCGACACAAGCCCGATAGGTCGGGTAAAAGTCAGGCACATAGAACTTATCCGAGCGTTTCTTGACCTCGTAGATAGCATACTCCTTCGAGATATGCGCTAACAGCTCGGTAGCCTTTTCGAGGGTCATTTACTACCCCCTCTTCTTCCTCTACACTTGCACATAGTAATAAGGTTTATCCGTACAAAGGTAATACTTTCCTTAACTTTCCTTTGGGGTAACAAAACGGCAGTTGTAGAGCAGTATATCAGCCTCCCATAACCCTAATATATTCCAGTCATCACCCAATAAATCGAGTATCCG